TTACTTCTGGTCTATTATTATATAAAGTAAATCTTTTTCTACGTTGCCATTTTGAAAGACAATTATTAATACATTCAATGAATCGGGCTGACATCCGACTCGCTGACATATTAGATTCATCGCCGGTCATCCATTCGCGGGCTTCTAATCCATATGCTCTGCGCGTCTCAAGCGGTGTATCATACCAATCTCTAATGGCAATTGCTACATCTTCAGGATTAGCTCGATCATCAAAAATAAATGGAGTTGGCACTGATCCTTGCAATGACCTATTTGATGGGAATACCGGATTGGCCCAGTTAGCACATGTACGGTATTTACCGCTGTGGTTTGATGGAAACTCGGCGCTAAATTCAATCCATTTACCGTCGCCATCTTGGAATCTACAATGGTCTTGAAGGCCGCCGGTAACATTATTAATGATAGGAGTACCACACATCAATGATTCTGCCCCCGATAATCCAAATCCTTCATTGCTAGCAATATTAATAGTAACATCGACCATATTATAGATGAAATTCATCATTTTAACATCGACCGGCTGATCACTAAATATCACTTTATAGTCCGGGCAAATTGCATTTTTCACTGCATATAGGTCTGTACCATTCTGATCGACCGGCTGTGTATGCATTAGAAGTGCACATCGGTCAGATTGTTCCTTAGTTAAAGACTGGCAAAATTTCGTATAAGATAATATTACATCGCCCGGGTGTTTTCTTGCGATATTACGATTATTCCAGAACACTATGAAATCGACATCGTTTTTGCCAAGGAACTCCGTACGGAACTTATTAAATTCTTCATACTCTGGACTATTTTCTGTTATCGGATAAAATTTTGTTTCATTGATACCATGTGGTACCCATTGTACCGCCCAATCTTCTTTAGGATATTTACGCAATACATTTTTCACGATGTTTTGGGTTTGCCTGGAAATATTCATAAGCAAATCACATGATTCATAAAATGGTTCATTCCAGATAGGATAGGGCAAATCATCCCATATGTTATAATACATAATTGGGATATTCTGGCGTATTTCATGTTCCATACCATATAACCAACCCCAGAATCGCGGATCGGTGAAATGTAGTATAGCATCCGGCCGTTCAATTTGTATTAATCTACGAAGTATATCTGGATTACCGTATCCATCCGATGGATATATTTTCACACTAGCATCAGATATGTCAGTTTCACGTGCTATATCAGCACTAATATCAATACATTTACCGGCATCCGGATGCTTGATAGCAGCCCCAAGCTGAACCCAGTCATATTCTTTAACTGTGCCCATAACAAATTCACGTGACATTGTCGCGATTCCGGAAAACATTCTCATGTCATCGGATAATAGAAGAATTTTCTTTTTCTTGGGTCGATTTGGATCGATTTTTCTTAATGTTGGTAACTTAATTGTTTGCATATAACTCCTTTCTAACACAATATATAAAAAATTATTCGTCTTTCCTAAAAATAAATGAATCTATCGGCCAAAATATAAATGATCCGGCGGCATTAAATGCAATCACAGTTGCCCAATGTGGCCATTGCAGGATATCGGTAAATAGATACATACATGGTACTGTGACAATGAATCCTAATTGCCATTTCATAAAGTATTTAGCAAATGTATTACTAAAATAGCTTACGAGATATTTCATGTTAATATTACTACTGGTTTATTAAACTTCTTAGCATTTTGAATAGCGCTTTCAGTACCTTCACTTAACATGTTAGATGGTACCAACGCTATCATTTTATCACAGGCCTTTGCAATTAACATATTCCTATGATGATATTGTGATACGTGATATGGTCGTCCATAATATTCCATGGGCATTGCTGAATATAGGTTATGCGGTGTATACGCCGGATTATATTCTTCATATCTGAGCCCAAATTCGAGTGCATATTTTTTAACATATTGATCGGCTCCATCCCGCGATCCGCCACTAATTATAGTTAGTTCGTCGCCAAATTTTTTTTTGAGTCCGGTCAATAGATCACGTATTTTACGTGTATTTTCGTAATGGCGTGACCCTACGATAGCAACTTTCATTGTTTTATTCTATTTTTTTTAGGACAAAGATCTTCTAGCTCGGAAAATTCGCAGTAGCGGCAATGTTTGCAGCCTTTACCAGCAATAGCCATATATTCACGCTCTTTATATGTACCGTCAGCATTGAAACATGTTGTAATGAACGATTCTATTTCTTTGTTAACTTTGTTACGCGTCGGCCGGCCGGAAGCTGGTTTGAATTGCTGTACTCTTTTTTGTGGGAACATTGCCCCATCAATTAGCTTGCGTTTAACAATGAAATATTCAATATTGATTTTTTCAACATCTATACCAAATTGCTGGGCTAGATATTCTTTATATACTACGAGTTGGCTGGCTTTGAGTTTATCGGCCTTTTGATATTTATTCCAACCACTATTACTTGTTTTGATATCGATTATAGTATATTCGTCTGTAACTGTATTACGTATAACTACATCTAGATACCCAAGCATCATAATAGCGTCATTAGCATTACAGGCCTGATGATAAATTGGAAGCTCTATACCAACCAACTCATAGTTTTTAGTAGAAAAATAAATCGAGCGTTTACGTTTAATATAATTTAGAATCTCGACACCATCATTATAATATTCCGATAACTCCGACGGACTCGAAAAATGTGGCATACCTTTTTCCAGTGCATTTTTGTAACCAGTCTTAAGGTTGTCCATTAACATTTGCTCGAGAGGTAAACGATCGGCGTTTTTAACTGAATCCGTATATAAGGTAGTTAAATATGCTTGTAGTGTCTCATGCAGTGCGGTACCGAAGATTGTGTTTATGTTCTGCGATGTTGTACGTAGCTTCTTTACATATGCTAACTCCCATGATTTCGGGCATTTGGAATACATACTAAATTGTGAATATGATATCTTACGATCGCCGTCTGCCGGTTCCTTGATTGAAAACTTAAGCACCGGATGTATATACCCAACCTCTTTCATACCTTAAATATAAGTACTTGTTCTGAAACTACCAAATCATTTTGCCCATTTACCACGCTGTACGATTTGCGCGATAATGCCATATACAGATAAATCTTGTAGAGTATCTCCTACAGACTCGCCGACCTGATCTTTATGTCCTAACACTACCAATTGGCGCAGTCGTTGTATTTTATCATTGCAGCGAAACCAGATACCAGTTAAACTCAGTCTAACATCATCCGGTGTTTGAAGCGCGGTGCCAACTGAAATATTGGTTGGGCCATAGTTCATCTGTTTAGCACAGAACAATCGATATTGTTCCTCCATGATTAAACGGAATTCTTTAGTCATTTCCGGGTAATGTTTTTCACAGTACTGCACGGCTGATGATTCAGTACCCGTATTATCTGTTTCAATGAGTTTCATTTTTTCTTTTTTAGTAGTTGCTTGATACTAGAATCGGTATGCCCATATTTGCGTAGTTCAGACTTAACATCTTCTTCCGGTATCATATCTAGATATTCAGCGGCCGTACGTTTATTTACCGAAAAGCGTTCGGCTACGAACATGACTAATTCATCATTATACTTGTCCTCCGATTTACCTTTGATGTACTTAGAGAACGTCTTTTGCCTAGGTAATAGTTCATAGTATAGTTGATATACATGTTTTTTATCTAATACACCAATAGTATATCGCTGCAATATATCGACCAATTCAATATAGTCTGGGTTTTGTGAAAGCCAGCGGTTTATTAAATAGGGACTAAACGATTTCTGGTCAGCCTCCGATAATTTACTCCAAGGTAGTTTTTTATCAGTAATACCGGATAGATGATCAAAGATACTAGCTGCATTGGCCATTATTTTTCCGAGTTAGGCAAGAATTCAGCATTAATATTGCCACAGTCATCACAACGAAAAATTGGAAGTGGCACAATTTGTTCTTTACCAGTCGGTGACACTAATGCCGATAACCGTTTGAACATTGTTGCTTCACGGAATACTTTACTTCCGCATTCTTCACATACTAGATCTTTAAGATCGTTTGCGTTAATACGCAATTGTGTTGGGTCTTGTGGTTGCCCATTCATTCCTAAAACTTTACTCATGTTTATGCTTTTATTTCGTTAATAAGTTTAATCATCATGGCCATACAATGTAATTCTTTATCGACTGCAAATGTATCCGTACTTTGCGTTTCTGCTAATATCAAAATACAATTCGCAAGATGGCCAGTCGCGAAGCTATCGATATTTTCAAATAAAAATCTATATAATGAAGTAAAATCTCGCACTTTACTGTCGGCTAATAATTGACGTATTTTAGTAAATGAAGCTTTTTTACTAGATTCATTGACTAGTATATCCATCAATTCTGTCATATAATTGGATTGTATAATGCTATCCTGATCTAATTTAAGTGTATTACCAATGACATGGCTCTGACATGTATTAAGTATACGGCGAATATCCGGATATCCATTGTTAACTATAGTTGCTACATCGGACATTTCAAACGTAACATTATGCTCTTGTAATATGGTAACCATACGCTTGGCTACATCCTTTTTTGATGGCGGCTCAATAGCAAATACCTGGCATCGCGATTGTATCGGATCAATGATTTTTTCGACGTAATTACATGTCAATATAAATCTAGTCGACTTGGAAAAGGTTTCCATTAAATTACGCAGCGCGCTCATCGCCGAAGCGGTCATGTAGTCGCACTCATCTAATATACATATACGCCACCTACGAAATCCGATGGTACTAGCAAAATTCTTAATTTTTTCTCTAACAGTTTCGATGTTATTTTCATCTGATGCATTTAGGTATAGTACATCTGCATCGATATTGTTAGCGATAATTTTAG